ATGTCACCGTGCGGCATCAACATCTACATCCGGGCGATGAACTCGTTCTCAGCTTGGCTGAAAGAAGAGCACGGTCACGAGCAGATTGTTTTGAAACAGCTCAAGGCGCCTATCAAAGCCGTGACGGTCTTCTCCGACCAGGACATCAAATCACTTCTTGCGTTTAAGCCGCGCACCAGCTCGGAATGGCGGGTATATGCGCTGATGCACACTCTTCTTGATACCGGCTGTCGCATAAATGAGGTTATAGAGCTGACGGTGGCTAATCTCGACATGGACAACCTTCTCCTCACCGTTAACGGGAAAGGCAACAAAGAACGGCGCGTACCCTTCAGCACCGAGCTTCGCAAGATCCTGTTCCGTTATGGGCAATTCAAGGACAAACAGGGGCTTACTCATAAATATGTGTTCGCGTCCCGCGAGGGGACGAAGTTAATGTATCGAAATATCTACCGCGACCTCATCAAGTTTTGCCTGAAACTCGGAATCACCAAGCGAGTGCACCCGCACCTGACGCGACATACGTTCGCCTGTCACTTCATGAAGAATGGTGGGTCCATCTATACGCTGTCGCGCATCCTGGGTCATTCCTCGGTGAGCACGACGCAGCTGTATATCAGAGGGCTGGGGGTGGAGGACTTTCAGCAGGAGCACGCTCGTCTGTCGCCTCTGGCGAAGTTGGCGTGATGGAGGCGTAAAATAGGGCCATGCCAACCGAGATTCCCGAACCCGGTCGATTCTCCATGGTGTGGGCAATGCTCCTCGTGGTTGCCGTCATGGGGGCGCTAATGGCGTTCGGGATGCTGATGTCGTGGATCTGGGGCTTCGGTCGATGACGACGGGCTGGTTATCTCTTCCGTTCCGTCTTCGTTGAAGCGGACTGTCTGGCTTGGCTGAAGACGTCTCGGGTGCTCACTGTCATTCCAGGCGCAATTGCCACACAGAGGCTCTTGGCCAAGCCAAGGACGATACTTCAGGCATGGTTGCTCCGTCTTGCCGTAGCTCATTTGTGTATCGTGTAATTAATTTCAGGATGATCTAGCAGAAACGTCGCTCTAAAAAGCTTCTCTTTGATCCGAAATTCCGGCGTTACAAAGCCCTTAACTTCCACGAGCTCCTTCCGGCCGTCCGCATACCGGACCAAAAAGTCACAGATGTAGTCGCAAATCTTGATGCCGTTCACGATAAGCGGAAAGCGGACCTGTCTCTCCCAGCTGTCTACGCGGTCTTTGCCGCGAGCGTGTCTCATCAGGTCTAGCTGTTGGGCGTATGTCGCCTCGGCCTTACTGTCGTAGCGGATACCGCCGTATTCTGTCTTTTTGTTAAAATATTTAGCTACCAGGGAGGTGGGGTTACTTGGCCTTCGAGTACTGAACGTAAGCAACGACGTTGATAGCAGTGACCCAAGCGGCGATTTCAAGCAAGAACCACCAGCGGGAACCGCCGACGTCGCGCACAGACCGAGCAAACGAATACACAACGAAACAAAACATCGTCGCAAGGAAACCGGAAAAGTACTTCATATTACAAATCCTAAATTGCTTAATTCTGAGAGTGGAACCAGCGTGCCGTCTCTTCCGTCGTCTCCGCCAGGAACGACCCTGTATTGACCTTTTATGAGGTTGAAGACGGTCTCCCGGGGCAGGATGTAGGCGAAGCCAGCGAGTATCAAAAAGTAATCTGCTTGGGAGTGCTGGACTGCGATGTGTTCAAAAAAGACGTTGCCCGTGTGGCCCCAGATTCTGTCCGCTTTCACCTCCCAGCGCTTACCGTAGCCGTCGACCAGATCAAAGCCGCGTTTGCCCTCAAGGCCGTTTTCCTCGTTGTACCGGGCGTGAACTTTCAGGCCTTGGCTCAGGTACCACTCCTCGATTTTCAGCAGGGCGATTCCCTCGTATACTGCTGCCGCTGATTTGTCCAAGGCGAACGATAGGTTGTGCATGGCGGTTGCGTGTTCTAAACCGCGGAATCCCGTTCAGGCTTTTGTAGTAAAACAGTTTGCCCAGGCGGCCGTTGCGATACAGGCGTATGCGCAGGTGTTCTTCCAAGGCCTCAAGTCGGTGCTCGTAGCTTTGAAGACGACGTCTCATGGTCTGGAGTGCTTGGGTTGTTCGGGAAGAGGGTTTGTTCAATCGTTTGTATTTAAAATTTGGCCGGTTCGACCTTTAGCACTCCTCGGTATTTGCCCTTGCGGACAGTCGAGCCAAGGAGACACACCAGTCATAAATATTGTGCCAAGCCAAAACTATTTAATCAAATCAGTTATCCACACATGTTGGCACTCTGGAACAAAGATTGAACAGGAACCGTTGCGGGCGTACTGCGAAAGTCCAATATGCGGAATCAGCCGGAGGCGATAAGCTGAGGCAGGTGAGGTGAGAGGGACAACTTATATTCATTGCGCGGGGACGCAATCAATCGTGGGGTAACTGGCAGCAGTCTTATATTCATAAGAGCTGCCTTTTATCGTTATAGGAGCGGCGCCGGTATTCAGACGGCCGCGTTTTTGTTATCATCGGCGCGGCCATGGCAAAGCGGACGCGGCAGGAACTTCTATTCGAACGGGTGATGACTGTCCTAGGTGCTGGATACGGGATCTCTGAGGACCGTCGTCAACCTGGAACCGTCGATGACGCGAAAGATTTGACCAGGTTCAATCACATGGGAATGTCTCTGCTACACGACCTTTACGGTAAGGACCATTTCCACACGAAGGAGTTTGAGGCCAGTACTGAGAGTTGGACCATACAAGACTTGCAGAGGCGCATCGGCGTGCTGGAAGCCGTAAGCGCGGCAATTCAAGGCGGGTGGTACGAGACGACTCGCGCCCTAATAGCGGCCGAGCTTTTCGACGACTTTCTGGAAATGGCGGCTCACCTTGTAGCCGAAGGTTACAAAGATGCTGCTGCGGTCATTGCAGGTACATCGCTCGAGACACACCTTAGACGGCTGGCTCCTGCCTGGACGGTTGACGTAAATGGCTCAAAGGGAGAGCCGAAAAAGGCGGAGCTACTAAACGCCGAGCTGCACAAGACCGGCGCCTATACCCTCAGCGAACAGAAACAGGTGACAGCCTGGCTCGGAATCCGAAACGATGCCGCGCATGGTCATTACGACAAAGTTCTTTCAGGCGCCGTTCAAGTGATGATTGATGGCGTCATTCACTTCATAAACGTTCACCCCGCATAGATTCTTAATTCAACAGATACACCCCCGCCTTTCCCCTTCTTTCAGGGGTGTGGGGATTTGGTTATGTATCAATTCTGGGTAAGGTAAGGTCCCATCCAAAGGACAACTCAAGGATGTCTCACGACATGTCTCTAGGTGCTCTGCCCGCTTGGGGTAAGAACTTGGCTCCATGCTGTCCGTTTGGAATCATCTCTTTCGAGACGCGCCCGAAGGCAACAGACAGCAAGGGGCAAAGTCCAAGTTCAGCGGCACACCGATGACCGGTAATTAAACGAAACCGGCTCGCCGAAAACGTTTTGAATTGAATTGTAGAAAACCGGCTGCTGACACTCTAGACCGAGGTGTTCCGGTCCACTCACACTCGAATGCGCGTTTTGGGTAGCCCGGCCGGGTATCCCTTATGCGTCAGCATGCGGCTGTCTGCAATTGTATAATCCTCTCCATGGAATTTCGCCTGATTTATCAAGGGCCATTGCCGTCAGCTGGAGCCGGCAAAAGGCGAGCTGTTGACAAGCACGCGATTCGTCAGCAGCTCCATCCTCAACTGAGAGAGCTCTGGCGAACCCACCGCCGGCTCAGCAACTACACTTCGAACGGACACGCATTTAAGGACCACATTACGCTGCATCGATTCGGGTACCGGTTCGTACCCCTGATTAGTGAATATCTTGGTCTAGTGTGCTCGCTGGATGTCATATTCCTCAGACGTGATGAGCCAGGCAACCTCATTCAAGGCGGCGGAGATATCGACAACAGAATAAAAGTACTATTCGACGCCTTGCGGATGCCTCAATCCGTCGAGGAGCTAGCGGGGGCAACTCCGTCGACTGACCAGGAGCCGTTCTATTGCTTACTCGAGGACGATAGACTCATCACCGAGGTGAAGGTCACAACGGACAGATTGTTGACACCGCCGATGGCTTCGGAGAGTCAGAATGATGTCCACCTAGTAATGCGAGTGACCACAATCGCGCTCGTCACGCCAACGCTGTAAACAAAATCCCGATATCGGGGGCCATCTTGCGGAGGGCTCCCCCAATAACGGGATTCAGAATGCAAGATGGATCAAGCCAGAATTTGTATAGCCAAATACTTAGAAAGCGTAGCAAGTGGAAACTATTGCGTCAAATCCACTGGACTTAGGTGGGTGATTCGTCCGCAGGGCCGTCCATTAAGTGAGAGAGTTCGTCATCAACTTTAACAGAGACCTGGGAAAGCTCGGCCTTATAGGCTAGTGTGAAGAGTCCCAGCAAAAATACGTACACCTGTTTTCTAAAAGCTTCGGCTACGTCTTCTCGAGCAAGGGTCAACCATTTGTCACGCGACTGAAGCGGTACAACGCCAGTCAAAGCCTTAAGAAATTCATTCTGCTTAGTATTATCGAGTTCGTCGAAATGCTGTTGCAGCGTGTATCCCAAATATTTTGGATCATGGGCGAAATTATTGCGCAACGACGAGAGTAGGCCTATAAAGTGACGCTCATCAGCAGTCACTAGACCTAGGGCTGCCGCGAATGAAAGCTTCCCGTAGGCGCCACCTCCCAACGACAGTTTGTGAAATACGGGCGCCAGTCGCTGATCCAATGATGAAGCAAGTAAATGAGAGATGAGGCTTTCGACAATCGCATGGACACGAATAACGAATGACCAGTCGTCGCCGGCAAAGACACGGAGTAGAGTATCCTTCGGCAGCCGCAACGTCGAGTCAAACAGCTCCCCGATATAGTTCATTAATTTCGGTGAGAGAGGACTATTGGGGGAGCGGTCTGGCTTCATAGCAGTGCAGTGTTGAAAATTAGGGCGGAGAGAATTGTTGGCGTAGTTGCAAGTTCCTTTAGGTTCGTTCGAACCAAGTCTCGGAACCTTACGCCAGTTTCTCCCGCCCCTGACGACTGATTAAATGAAACATCTGTATCTGAATCACCTAATTACGCCGGAGAGGTTTTGCCTAAGGGTCTGACAGTGGGTGGATCCCCGAAGGGGTGTCACACCGACCGTCCTCGATAGCAACCGACCTGCTCGTCACTACCTGGAGACCGGATACAGCCGGTATGCACGGGACTATCCGAACACCTCTCAAAACGGTTTACCCCGCCCGTGCGCACCCTAGGCGAAGGGGCCTTGCACGAGGTATGTGACTAATTTAGTCACGGGTACACCTCACTTTGCTTGGCCCCCACTATTGGGGGTGGGGAAGTGTATCACAACACGCAGGATGTGGATAACTCATTCGACAAGAAAATTTTCATTTGTCAGAATTCAGGAGTAATTAACACGGGCGGGTCGGATCAACGCCGGCCCCGTGTCGAGGTTGGTCCGCCCGTTTAAAGGAAATGTTTTATGACGAAAGTCAATTTTGCGGCCAATCGAGAGAAGGCCGAGAAGGAAGGGTTGCTAGGTAAGGGTGATTATTTTAAGGTCCAAGAGGGTGCGAACAAAGTCCGGCTGATGTCGGAATGCCTCGAGCATCCAGGCGAGTACCTGGGCAAGCCGACGTTCAAATGGCTTTGCTACGTCCTGGACCGCAAGGACGCCAAGATTAAACCGTTCTTCATGGCGCACACCATTTACAAACAGATTGAGGCGCTGCAGCGAGACGCGGATTACGCGTTCGATGAAGTGCCAATGCCGTATGACATCACCATCAACGCCACCAAGGCGGGCACGATAGACGTGGAATACACGGTCGTGGCAGCCAGGCAGAACACGCCGCTGACGGTTGCCGAGAAGGCGCTGCTGGTGGGCACACAGCCGATTGGAGAGTTGCAGAAGGCTCTAAACGAAAAGCAGCCAGCACCAGAGCCTTCACAGCCAGAACCAGTGGATGACGTCCCTGACATTCAGGTGGAGATGCCGGTGTAAATGAAAACAGCCATCCCAGCCACAATTCAGGAAGTGAAGACCATGAGCCGGCATGCGCGGATTGTGGTCGACACGCAAGAGAATCTGACGCCAGAGCAGCTGGCGGAACTGTTCGCCCTGCATGAGAAAGTTGGTTGGTTCTTCTTCCTGGGCGCACCAGAGACCAAGATTAACATTCCAGAATTACCGGACATCCATTTGGAAGACGGTGAAAAGTCGCCAAGTCAGAGATTACGTGCGGTGCTGTTCATCTACCACCAGCAACATCAGCCATCAGACGGGTCTGACTTCGAATTGTTCTATCGCCGGTGGATGGAGCGTGCCATCAATCAAATCAAAGAAAAGTTACTTTGATGCAATCGGATTTACACGAATTAATTAACATCGCCAAAGGTCTCGGCATGACCAGCATGGTCTGGTCCACAGACAAGGACAGGACGCCGCGAGTTACGGTGGCGTCTTGGCCAGTGATGGAATCGGGCGAGACTGAGATGGAGGCCTTGGTGAAATTGATAAGTAAACTGCGTCCAGAAGCTGGCGCGTAGCATACGCTCGGCCAAACGGTAACCTGTCCGTTGCCAGCAGCCTGATGCAGAGTAAGCCGCCCATGACTGAGGGCGGCTTTTCGTATTGAGGCTAGTTAAGCTGTCCAGCCGTGTTCAGGCGGAACTTGGCGGCTTGGGAGTGGTCCGGGTTATTTACGATGTTCGTCAGTAACGTGCCGTATAAGTACTGCATCTTCCCGCGAACCCCTGACCGCGGGTAGCCGGCCTCAGCCTTCACGATATCGAGTGTGCTTAGCTCGATGTCTACACCGACGGGAAGCTGGACGTCCACGTTGCAAGTCGTCTTTTTACCGTCCTCGTCCCAGGTGACATTCTTCAGCTGCCCTTGGCTGTTGGCGCAGATATAGGTTATCGTCTGCCCCGGCCAGGAGGCTACCATTGCTTCTGCGCTATCAGTTGGGTTTAAGGGGTTGGCATAACCGGGTTCACGGACGTAGGTCAGCGAGCCGGCCGCAAGCATTACGTACGAGGTCGGGGATTGTGGAGCAGTAGGAGTAGGACTGGTCCCGTCACCCAACCGGTTGCAGGCCAGAGCAGTGAGGACCGGGAGAAGGAACAAAACGGAAAAAGCAGGCCGCATGGAGGCGCCTTTCTTGCGAGGGGAAACTGTTTTTATATCAGTACCCCCCCCCCCCGGAGTCAATCGGGTATTTTATGCATCCGCAACTGATTGTATTGGCGCAGCTTACACCCGTACGCTGTTCTGGAACGAAATTTATTTAGCCTCAGCCCGAACCTTGGCCCAACGCTTTTTCTGTGCGGCGGCAATCTTGGCGCGGGCTTCAGCTGACATCTTCGCGCCCTTACGTCGGCCTCTCTTGCCGCCCTTCTTCTTGCCTGATCCCTTCGGTCGGCCAGGTCCGCGCCGACGAGTGCCAGCACCAGCAGGACGTCCGCGGCGACGACCACCGGCTACCGGTTCGCCCAACTGCTCCAGTAACTGCTGCGCATTGGTGACAATTTCCCGCAAGCTGTCCGCCAGGCGCGAGCGTTCTTGGTTATAACTGTTGACCTGTTCCTTGACGTTACCAAATAAGGCCGAAAGATCCTGAGCTGTCGCTGGTGTCATTTACCCTCCAAGGCTGCTGATTATTCCTCAGATAGGTACTTACGTTCAAATAGAAAAAGAGCCCCGAGCTGCTGGTAGGCAAGCTGGGGGCTTTGAGTTAGCTGAAAGCGGCGAAATATTCGCCGGCGCTGGACGTTGCTCGATACATCGGTATCGGGTCCAGTTTCTGAAAAGCGCTGGTGAACGCGTTCTGCATCGAATACACGGTGCGAGGCTTGAATTCCTCGTACTCGGGCTCGAAATACAGACGGTCGACGTCGCGCATCAGGTGCTTCGGGGCGTCGATTTCTTCACGCACGAATGCGTTGTAAATCAACTCCTTGGCTTGGATGTCCGGCAGCTGATGGTTCTTCCAGGCGTCGACCTGGGCGAGCATCGGCTCAAACTGGCGCTGTACCCGGTCGACCCCGATGGCCAGAACGTCTTGCAGTTCGGCCTCGAGGGCTTTCGAGTGGCGCCGTGTGACGGCGAAGAACTCGCCGCGGAACGCTCGATTGTCGCAGATGAACGTGCGATACCCGGCAACGAGACCGAGGGCGAACGCCTTGTTGTTGGCGTTCCTTACGGCGATACCGAGACGGATGCCGTCCCGTTCGACGTTGACCTCGATGAAGCCGAACATGCACATACCGTCGGGCGTCACGCCGTATTCTTCGCGTGCAATCTCCAGCTTCCGGTAAGCCAGGGCTTCGATGATCCCGCCGATGACCCGGCTGTGGGCTATCGGTTTGTGTGTTTCGGTCGAGTCGGGCGTTGGAAGCGCCAAGAGGTCCTGGCGTCCAATGAATTTCGCGCCCGCGTGTAACATCAATCCCTGCATTAGCTCCTCCCAGAATCAGGAACAAAACGAATGTCAGCATCGAAACCCTCGTACTGGAGATTGGAAGTAATCTCCGAAGCGATGCGCAGTTCGCTCCACTTCGGAGATGTCGGTAGGCGCTGAATTCTCACCACGACGGTGAGTTCAGGACGCTTTGGCGGCTTCTGCTTCGTATTCGGCATAAGCCTGGAGGACCAGGTCGCGGACTCGGTTCTGGGCGTCGACGTCAGCCAGGGGCCGCAGCAGCGCGAAGCTTCTGCGTTCACCGTTGACGCTGTACTGGCGTGCAGGGAACGTGACGTTTCTGCCGTTGCCGGTCTTGCGTTCCCAGACGGCGAATCCAATCAGCTTCAGACCCTCAAGAGGGCCGGCATTGAAATGGAGTTCCGCCTCGGCAAGCTTGCCTGGGGGATTCCCTTTCTCGTTTGGAATGATTTTGACTATCACGTCTCTCTCCTGTTGTGTGACCGAGTTATTCTTCGACGTGCAGACGTTTCTGAAACTGCCGACGAAATGAATTGAGCAAAAGCTCAATGCACTTCTGGCAGAAGTCGTAGTGGTACACCTCCGTTCCGTCGACATGACATTCCTCAATGCAGTAGTGGTGGCCCTTGGTGTAAGTGCCGCCACAGCACAGGCAGGCGAAATTGGCGTCGTTGGTCATCAGTGCACCTCGACTTCCTGGCTCACGCAGAAGCGGATAGCTCGGGGGCGGTAGACGCAGGCGGTGAACAGATAATCACCAGGGGTGACCTCGATTAACCGCTCGAAGACAGCAGCGTCTTCAGCTTCCATCTGTGCGGTGAACGCGCCAGACATGCCGGTGACAGATGCCCAGGACACGGAGCGGTAGCGATTGTCAGGATGTCGGGGTATCCGAGTGAGGGTCTTGACCCAAGCGGTCTTGCCGAGAGGACAAATCAATACCTTCGGAGAGATGGCGAGCGAGATTTCGTCGCTTCGTTGCGCTGGGGCCGAAACTAACGGAGTGCACAGGAGCAACAGGGCGGCTAGGATGCACCACAGCACGAACGGGACGTTTCGTCGAAACATGGGGAACCTCCCGATGCTTGAGAACCAGTTGTTGACAGGTGGTGTGATGCGGGTGGGGGGAGAAGTCAGGGTCGAAGAAAAAGTCTGTTATCCAGACAATTTCTCGTCGGCAGTAGAGGCAGAATCGGCGGTCTCCTGCTTTACAGGAGGTGTTGGCTTTACGCACAAATACCTCCTCTGAAAGATTGGGACGCAGTGAATGTGTAGGTCCCAAGGGCCGACCAGTTCGGTGGCACCTGGGCGCATGCAGAGGTCGCAGTTCTTCATGACGCCGGCTTTACGACTTCCATCAGGTTCTTGTGGAACCAGTTGCTCCACCAGCAGCCCTTGTGGATGCAGTAGTGCTGGCCGCGCCAGACCTGAACGAGGTTGCAGACAGGACAGACGACTTCGGGTAACTTTTCCATTGGGGTCTCCTAAGCGAAAAACGCCACGTATAAGGCGATGATGAGAAAGACCGACACATAGAACCAACAACGCATAGTGGTTCCTCCTGATGGGGAATAAAGAACTAGGGGACTAACTTAGGGGCACGAACTGGGTCGATTCAGTTCCTGCCCATGCAGTTATCTTCCAGACAAATGGTTTGTCTGAGTCAGGCTCCTAGCAGCCATTTACGTGCGCAAATTTATTGGGGAGTTGGCGGTGGCAGTTCTTGCACTCCAGATTGGAGTCGCTGTAGAACTGCTTGATTGGGGCGTGTGAATGCGGGCACTTCCAGATATAGCCAGAACCGTGCCTTCGTTTCACTAGCTTGCATTTGTGCTTGTCGCACCGAAGTGTCATTCAATCTCTGTTGGAGGGATTCGATTGATTCCTTTGCGAACCAATCCGACGACAATCATCACAGCCGCAATGGCGGCGAAGACCGATTCGATGAATTCAACCAAGAAGCTTTCAGCTAGGTCAATGCCAAATGTTCTGAACGCATTAACCGTCAGAGGCACGAGCGCAACTAAAAGACCTTTAATCAACAAGGCCAGGTCGCCTGTGCCTGTTGATGACATGAACCATCTATTGTTCATTGTGGTGTGGGGTTAATTATTTTGACCCAGTAACCGAGGATTAGAGGGCTATCAACCGAGAGGTGACGTCCGGTGGTGTGTCGGCAGGGAGAGTAGTTCGCTTCGTCTAGGATGAGGAAGCCATCTTCTGTAATTGCTGTGATAACAGCGACATGTCCATACGGACCTTCGGATGTCACGACAACCGCGCCAACAAACGGCGTGCTTGAATTGATGGGCCAGTTCCTGGCGTACCCGATGCTCTGGCTGAATCCAGTAAGCGCTTTGACGTAATTGACACAAGAACAGTAGTTACCCGTACGAGGTCGAACGGGTGGCGGCGGAATATATTCAGAGGGCGGGTTCGGTTTATATGCGACATTGTTTGATAGCTCTATCCAAGCATTGTGCTCGGGGTCAATGAGGGGTTGATTACTATTCGGAGTGTTGGCCGCTACGTCAATGCTGTAGAAGAACAGGAATCCCAGCAAAAGACCGATGAGGATTCCCAGAGGCAGCCAATAGGCGAATCGTTTAATTGATGGCTCGTTAGCCCCGTAGACGGCATCCGGGTATCGTCGGTGGGGTTAAGGCTTAGGGGGGAGGAGAACGAATCAGGTTTCTAGCTACCAGCCCAAAGGTGAGAGTCCTAAGGGTTCGTAGCAGTAAATAGTATATTGAGCGGCAAACTCAATATACCTATAATTTGCCAGCGGTTAGGCTGGCAGCTAGAGATCTGATGAATTAAGTATGGAACTGGAAAACGATTCCTGCAAGTCGGTTATCAACATCAGCCGCTCCAGACGTCAGCGCGCCAGCGGCGGAACCACTTGATGAAGGTACCGAATTCTTCGAGGAGGAGGCGGAGAAGAGTCAGCGCTCCGGCAACCTGAAGGATTACCTGGAACACCAATACAAGCGGGTCGTGACCGAATCCCATACACTAACCCCTAAGTGCCCCTTACGAGGCGTGGAATCCAGCGTCCCCGCACCTAGCGGTGCGTTTCAACTGGGTCCTTGAACTAGCGGTCGTGAAACCGCCGTCCACTCAGGGCTAGAGCTGGGAAGGTCTAGCCAGGACGATTTGAATGGGCTCTGACCAGTTCGCTCTTGCTCCTCAAGGCTAGTCAGTGCCTACCTCAAGTGTACACAGGCCCGGCGCGTTTGCAACTAGGATCTGCGGCGTTTAGGGAACTGTTATCACGGGAGCGGTATCGGGAACCTCGTAGAACTTCAACAGCGCCTGATAGTGCTCCTCGTTCTTGGCGCGATAAACCGTGAAGTCGAAGGAACCGTCGACAATCAGGGCGACGCCTAGCGTGCCGTGGTCATTGACTTTAAAGCGTCGAACCATAGGTAACCTTTCTTTGGGAATCAGGGTCCAGCCGTCGAAGGTGTTCCCTGAATCAAAATAATTTTGCTTGATGTGGTGCTCTTTAATCCCCGTCCCGCACCAGGACGATTTGCAGATGATGCACTTCACGCCGTTGTGCAGGTGGAAGCCGAAGGCGTACAGGGCATGCCCCCAGTCGGCGTTTACCGGTGGCTTGGGGTTTAGCAGATCCTTCCAGCCGGCGTTGTCGCCTTGGACGCCTATGAGACAGCCGACGCCGGTTCGGATTGCAAGTGCGACTGAATCGGGATTCTTCGCGTTGACCACGTAATACCCAGCCTCCAATCCATCTGCCTCCTCCTCGCGCGTGATCCCGTTACGGCTCCGCATTGCGAGCTCGGTGTATTCCCAAGGCTTGGGGTCCGGTGCTTCGTTCTTGTCGGCCTGGCCTGCAGTGCAGACGATTCGAGGGCCGTCCCGCAGATAAGCGCCGCCTTGAGGCAGAAAAATCTGGCTATAGAGGTCACGGCGGGACCAGTCGAGGTGCCGAAGCTGCCAGTGCAGGTAGCTCGTTGCGTGAGCAACACAGGATTCCGTTTTGAATTGGTCATCGTCTGGTGGTTCGGGGAGGCGAAATTCCTGAGACCAGTCAATTTGCGGAGCGCCCAGGACAAAACCGGCCTGTAAATCTCTAGGGTCGTGGGGTTGTTTATGGAGGCCTTTAGAAAGGCTTTCGATTGCGAGTTCTGGCACTATCCTTCATAGGTTTTCCCATCGGCGCGAAACCGATGCTTAAATATCCTGATTACGTTGTATTGAAAAAATCCGTCGGGAAAGAACTCGAATACTCCGAAGGCCTGCTGCCACTTGTTGGGCTTGCCCTGCATGTACGATTGGTCGTAGCGGCAGAGACAGCCGAGCGACTGACCGGCGATGGTCTTGTTGTCGCCCAGGAGTTCTTTGGAGATGTACTGAACGTCGTGGGTGTGGCCGTAGAAAACATTTGTGCCGTACGCATCGACGTGTTTTCTGGCGTGGTATTGGGTGGTATAGCGGCCGTGAATAAAGATGGCGTGGCCGATTTTATGAAGTTCACCCTTTGACCAGTACCTGACCCATTTAATCTTTCGTTTGATGAGCTGAAGGCCGGTCTGTACTTCCAGGGTGCCTTCTTCTTCGGGGTGCTTGTCGATATATGCTTCTATCCGGTAGTCGTGGTTGCCCTCTATAAGCGTAAATTTGGCTTTAGGAGCGAGTCGCTGATGACGGTCGAGGAATTCAGAGGCGTAGAGGTATTCGTCGTGTATACGGCGTTTCTCCTTCGACCTGGGATTATCTATATTATGCTTGGAAATAAAATCCCAGTCCATTAAATCCCCTAAATACACAACCTCATCCCAGGGATGTTCTCCCATGTATGTTTCTACGGCTTTCATCGTCCGAATATCTTCGAATGGAAGATGAATGTCGGGTAGGACTAGGACGCGGTAGACCTTCGTAGGGGTGGGGTTAATGCTGGTTAAGAAGAATGTAGCTGGCGAGGGCGATGATTATCGAGACGCAAATCGTAGTGACGTACCAGATAAAGCGGTTGTATTCGAACTGGGCCTTAAGTGCCGCCATTTGGAGTTCCACTTGTGACTTGTTTTCGATAATGTCAGACCCGGCTTTCAAGACCTTGCCATTTGTGGTGTCCTGACGCAGGTGAATACCTTCGAAACCTTTTGCCACGGTTGTGGCCAGGCTGGAAATATCAGCCCGAATATCGCTAATGTCGCGATTGGTGAGGGCTTCCTTAATTGATGGGGAATCTGTCTTGCGGGGCATGGGGAGGGGAAGTTAATTATTGGTACTGCTCTTTGAGCAGCTTATAGGCGTGATATTCATCGTCGGTTAGGCCGTCGAGGATTCGTTTCGCTTCTGCCTCGTTGCCGCCTTTCACCAGCTCGCGGATCTTCTTGAACGTGGGATAGATTCGCTCTTTGGTGTCGTTGGTGTTCTTGGTCTTCTCGGCGGTCTTCATTTTTTTGTAAATGGCGTAGTCTTCGTCGGAGAGCGAGTCGAGAGCCTGCTTAGCCTCGTCTTCTTTCCCTGCTTCGACCAGGCCGCGGATGTTCTTGTATGTGGGGGCGAAGTCCTGCTTGGCTTTCTCCGCTTCCTTGTCTCTTTTAGCAGATGCTTTATCGAACTCGGATTTCTGCTGGTCGAAGCTGGCCCTGGCTTCCGGGGTTGAGTATTTGCCGAACACAGCACTTTGGGCGACGGTTTTCAAATCAGACGGCACGTCGAACTGCTTCTTGCCGCTCTTGTCAGTCACCTCACCGGCTTGATAGGCCTTCAATCCTTCATACGTCTTCTTGGCCTGGACGCCGCCGAATGGCGGCAGGAGCTTGCTGGCCGGGTCTTTAAGAGCGCTGGCGACGAGAAGGCCACCACCAAAACGGGTCGGATCTTTCCGGCCAAACAGTTCTTTGCGGGTGACGTTTTCATCTCCGACCTTCATCCCGTATTCGGGGTAGAGCGCGGCGGCGGTTTGGCCGCCTGGGACGTTGGATAGCACCTCACCGGCCAGGCGGCCAGCGGCTCGAGCAGCCCCTACCTTGTGGTCGTCCTCGTCCTGGTAGGCGTGGATGGCGTCGATGGTGGCTTGTATCGGGTCGAGGGTGACGGCAGAGCCCCGGATCTTTTCCGCGCCCTTGTTCATGACGTAATTGGCCACGAACAGCGTCGCGATGGCGCCGAAGTCCTTGGCATTCACAAAATCCTTCTGGACATGCCAGAGGTTAGCGACCTCGAGTTGGAATGGGGCTACGAGCTGAAACAGTTTGGATTTCTGCAACAGGGGGACTTCACCGATGCCGCGGCCGGCGACAAGCTTGCGGGTGATGTCATCCGCGTACTTCACCGGGTCCGCGACCTTCTTGGCGAGGGCTTTTTCATAATGAGAATTCCAGATAAATTTGGTGCCAACCTCGTCGAGGACACCTGTGATCCAGCCGGCGAAGCCCTTTGCCTGTTCCAGAAACTTCGTATCGAATTCGTTGTACGCCGATTTGAAGTATCGCTCCTTGATGAAATTGGAGGCCTTTATCGGCGCGTTCTTATTGAAAATGTCTGCCACGGTGCGGGCAGCACCGGGAGCGGAGTACTGCTTGGCGGAGGCGAGCCCCTGAGGCACGTTGAAAATCTGGGCTATTGAGGATGAGGCATTGCCCAGGATGGTGTTGGATTTGACCCGTTTGTTGACCCAGTCTAGAGCCTTCAGCGTCGTTCTGCCGCCGGGAATCCAGTCAGCTACCACACGGTCGAGGTCATTGGTCTTACCGGCCAGGTCATTGGAAAACTTGTGGAGATAATCAATGAAGTTGTTGACGTTCTTGGTGTCCACGGTGTCATCGGCCAATTGCTTAGCCAGGTTGCGAAACTTTGGGATCTCCGGGTCGATGTGCTTGGCATACGTCGCGGACGGGACGTAGTTGAGAAAGCCGCCGACAGCGTCTTCGGTGGTTTTCTGCCCTAGCCGGCGTTGCATGAATCCGGCGAACTTGGTTTTTGGTTTGGTAAAAGGTGAGATACCGGAAAGCTTGGAATCGATTCCGGAGAGTGATTCGAAGATGTTTTGCAGGCCGGGTAAACTGTCTGACAGCTCTTGGAAATGCCTGTAGTAATCTTTGCGCTTGGGGATTATCTTTTCCGGTTTGTTCGGATAGATTTCGGACCGGACCTTATTGACGTCCTCGAGTAGTTGGTCGTACTTGGCACGGAACCATTTATCAGCTTCAACTATCTTCTGCGCCTTATCATTTCCGAATTCCTTCACCAGTGACTGAGCCGTTCGGTTGTTCTCTCCGAATTGCTGGACCGCGGCGGATTCCTTGGAGTGTTTGGTGATACCGAGTTTCTCCACGACGTTAGTCTTGAGGTCATCGAGAAGCGTTTTCTGTTCGTCCACGTAGCGGCCCTTGGCGGCGTCAAACGGATCCAGTAGATTCTGCTTAATCGCAAAGAATTCTTTACCGTAAACTGTCTCGAAGTTGCGGTAGACGTCCTTCATTCCTTTGCTGACGTTGCTGATGTCTTTAAGTTGAGCGGGAGGGGTGTGGATAACTGACTGTACATCGGTCGGAGGCTTTGCTATGCTCCCGTCATATGAAATACCTTTTAACTGCTGTGATTTGTTGGCTATTGCTGTTGCTCGGGCTTGAATGGCTGGGTCTAATGCTGTTTGCGGGCCTACTGGGCTATTCGCTATGGTGGCTGCGGAATCAAACTCACTGGGACTGGTTGTCCTAGAGAGAGGGGAGGGTTTGAACTTCGGTTCTACTGCCGAGTGGATGTTTGTTAAATGTTTATCAAATTCGTTTGCCAAGGCCGATGTGGTCTTGGTGTTTTTTGTAATCCCATAATGTTCAGCGATTCGAGCGGCGTCGAGTTCCAGGGCGTGGTTGATGGGACCGGCTTTCTTGCCCAGGCGAGCGTAATCGATGAACTGCTTCATTATCTGGATGTCGTCCGGGTTCTTCACCAGTTTCGACGCGATGCTCTTTTCCGCCGCGGATCCGGGAAATAAATCGAGTGCCGCACCAGCGATGGTACCCGCGAACGCTATCGGTAGAGCTGCTCCTTTTAATCCATTGGGGAGGAAGTCCTTAGTGGCGAGCTCGTTTTCAGCAACTCGTTGGGCGATTGGCTTGACCGGTTCGGAGCCCAAGAGTTTGCGTTCCACCGGACCGGTAGGGACACGCTCCTTCTCTCCCGTGATTCCCATGGCGACAGAGAGGGCGGTGCGTGGAATGGACTGGGCCACGGACGTGGCGAAATTCCCGATGTTCTTGGCAACTTTCAACGCTGCATTTGGGACTTGTTTGATGACTTGGGTCGCCGTGGTGTTCGGGGCGGAAGGGGTGGAGATGGCAAGACCGCCTGACTTGAGGGCGGCGTTGAGATTCATGGCTAGGGGTGGTTTCCCGGTTGCGATAGCAGTAGCACGAGCTTTCTCGGCTGGGGTTAAACCTAAAGTTTGTTCTACTGTCTTGAACGCCATAGATTAGAGTTCACGGCTAGTGGCCTTTACTTCTTTCTGATAATCCATAAATGACTTGTCGTAACCCTGGGTCTTGGCGTATTCGTATTCTTTCTGTGAAGCAGTGCGGGTGTCCTTTTCAGATGTTGATTGTGGTTTAGCAAACTGGCCTTTACGGAAGCCAGAGGCGACTTGAGTAATCCCAGTGTCTTTATCAAACACCATCGGGGTGCCATCTGGCGCGAATAGGAAATCGAAGTTATTTGGCAAATCATATTTACCAAGGTTCTTCACTTCACCGGTGGCTTTATCAGTAATCACCAATGTCCCGTCTTTCAGTTGCATGGGGGCGGTGTATTCCGGCACTGGCTTATTGGCGTTGTAAATTGATTCAAATGTCAGCGGGTCGTAACCGGTTTGTTTCTGCAGCACCTGAAGTTTGGTTTTGTCCATGGCCGCGCCGGATTTGGCGAGGGTCTTCAGGTCGTTTCTAGCTGATTCCTGGTTCTGGGAGAGACGGGTGATGTACTTCTCGGAGTTGCCGAGGGCTTGAGCCTTTTGAGCGGCGATTTCGTCTCGAGCTCGCTGGTCAATTTTGCCGTTGACCTCCTGAATGCGAACGTTCTGCTCATCCTGCAAAGCCTTCACATTTGCTTCGTTATACTTTCGGGTTTCGGCGGTGTTGGCTTCGCCAAAGTCGGAGCCCATTAGGCCGGATCTGGCGTTGATGGCGCGGGTCTGGCCGAGACGTCCTTCGCCTGCCTGTTGTTCCTGTCCCACTAGGCCAGCGTAATAACTGTTAATGGAATCAATATAGGCTTGCATGGCTTTGCGAGCGTCTTCTCGAATCTTCGCCTGGTCGTCTGCTGTCGGTGCTGTGCGGTCCAGGCTGTCGTAGTACTCCTGCACTGGGTCTGTGTACTGCTCAGGCTCTGCAGGTGCCACAGGGGCCGAGACGTTGTTCGCCGGAGTTGGCATCGGGGGTGTCGGTATCGGCGGCAGTGCTGGACCAGGCTTGCTGGTTGGGGCAGACGTTGCCGGGGCCGTGTAACGTTTCACCGTTGGCGCAGTAGTGGAGATGCCAGAAACTACGGGATTTCGTTTAGGAGCGACTGGGCCGACGAACGATTGTTTGGACGGGACAGAGTTGATAGTCAGTCCGCCGCTATTTAATGATTTAATGAAGTCAAATGATGTGGCCATAATGTTTTAATTAATTAGCGTTCGTAAGTCATACCAACAACATCGACTTCGGTGTTCGCTACGGCGTTATTGTCATTGGTCAGTGCAACCTGTAGGACACCTGTAGTCGAGGCACCGGTTGGCATGTTGGTAGTTAAGTTGGTAGCAGACGACCAGGCCGCCCCGTCAACGGAGTAGTAATAATCGATGCTTGTCGTGCTGTTTATCTTTAGGTAAACGTCGAGTGTATTAGCTTGCGCAATTGTCGTCAGGAGCGATGAGTTCTCGGTTGTACCATCAGCTTGCGTGGCATAGAGCCTGATGCTGGTGGCATCGGCGATTACTTTAAAGCCCGCATGTCTTGCAGTCATCGTCAGCCCAGCAGACGCGACGGTTACGGCTCCGATACCAGTGTAAAACGTGCCCTTTAAAGTTGTTGATTGGACAGTGGCGAAGGTGGCGCTGAAGGAGGGGCTATTATTAAACGGTAGTCGGTCGCCCGCGTTCGTCGCACTTGTGGCAATTACGTTAAATGTCAGAGCGGCTGAGCCAACAGAGGCTGCGGTTGAAGCTTTCAAAACAACGCCGTCGGTGGTGAAGGTTGCCGCGCCGCCACCCGTCAGGGTGGATGTAAATCGGGCAGCTGTTTCAAAGGCCGTGGAGACGCGACTCCTTACCTGTGCGAGCTTAGTGACAAACTGATTAGTGCTGCCGGGAGTGCCCGCTGTCCCGGCGAGGGCAGCCTTTTCGCTAGATGAAGGAAGTTGAGTGCCGTATTTGGAGGTCGCCAGTGTGGAAGGGTTGACTGCAAGTCTGGCAGACGTTCCTCCGGCTGCGGTGTCAGCATCGATTTCAGCTTGCGTCGCTTCTTCGACAATACCTTTTACAGTTGTTGAGGCATTTGGAGCGCCAGCTACTGCCACACCGTCGACATATTCCTTATCAGTGAGGTCGTCAGCGGCGGTTGGTGTAACGCCGGAAGCATATTTGATGACATTCGGCAGGGTGTCGTCTCCATTAAGAATTCGGCGCATTACTCCCAGCAGAGGGTAGTCAGTGATTTTGACTGTGGCTCCTCGCCGGTGTTCTTTCTTCAGGGTTGTGACTTCGGTCGCGGGATTCTGAGGGTCCAGGCCGCGGGTCATGCTTGTCACAGCAGTGCCGGAGACTGACCCCAGGACGAATTCTTCTGAGGCGGTGCCTTCGTCGATTACGAAACCAAACGTCCCGGAGAGGGAGGTTCCGGCATCATCACTCCCGGTCACCAGAGTCATGGTGGTGGCCGAGGAAGTTATCTTGTTGGCTAGCGTAGTTTCAAACAGCGCTGGCGCCTTCGGTATTGTGGTCATTTATTCATGGGTTAATTACGATATTTAGCTAATACCTTCGCGCCCTTGAGGCGGATGTCGAAGAATCGGTATTTGTTTATTGAAACGTAGCCGATACCGACGGCTTCGAATTTCAGTTTGATTTGGTAAAACTTGTCGAGGGTCAAGCGTAAAGCGTGTTCGTAGTTGTAAGCGGATATCCCATCGCCACCGCCGCCGAGTTCATGGCTGCCGACAGTGAGGGAGCCGACGTTGATGGCCTGGCCGCGGTCGACGTAGGTTCCATCTCCAGTTATTGTGTCGATGAGCGTATAGCCGCCGTTATCCACAGCAGCGTAGACATTCAGCGTCTGTTCAGAGGCGATTAGCCCTTGCACCACGAGCTTCTTGCACTTCTTCAGCTCCTCTACGTCCAGCGTGGACAGGTTTCCTTCCCAGTAATTCGGAATCAGCGAGTCGTCATCATCGAAGCCAGAGAAGGCGACGTAAGTGTTGTTGGAAATGCTGTCGCCGACGAGCAGAGTGCCGTTGTAGGTGGAGAAGCAGTTGGCTGAGATGTCAGATTTGTCGAGCGCCTGGGTCACCTTATTGAAAGTAATCAGGGTGTTGTTGGCAGTCGCGTCCTTGTGCCGGCAGGCAAAGAGGATGTATTTGCCCCATTCGTAGCTGACTGCGGTGTCGAACCGGTAATCGGAAAGGTTGACGCCCCAGGTGGCACCATTCTTGGCCTTTCGCTTGGAGACAGATTGAGGAACGACCAACCCCGAGGTTTGGGACAGCGTCAGGATCCGGAACTGCGGGTCAGCCTGGTCGGAGTCATCGATGTAGTAAATGCCTTCGCCGGTGGCGACGGCCGCTCGATGATTTGGGATGCCAACTTTATCGCGGTATATGAGATTGGTGGCCGAGGTGTCGGTCGAGGTTAGGGTCAGCGCCCAGGTCTTGAGGTTGTGCAGACAGAATTCAGTATCAGCGTAGGATTCCACGCCTTGCAGATCCCCGCCGCCGTCGTCCTGACGGAAGACAAAGCCTTGGGCTGCGACTCGAGGGGCAGATTTTGTAAAGTCTGTGATGCCGTTGTTGTTGGAGTTCTCCCACTGGTAGGCCGCGGTGCCGACGCCGGCATTGGAAACGGTATAGGCGCCGGTCGTGTAGTTGATGGTGCCGGTGCCCCCCAGCGAGCCGGTGAGGACGCCGTTATAATCATCAGTGTAAACCTCGCCCGAGGCGGTGATGGTGATGGCGACGGCAAAACAGGTGCGGACAGTCCCTGCGGCTTTGAAAGCGAGTGTGCCAGACAGCGAAGCCGTGGCTTCCCCGGTGACGGTGGTGTATGTAGCAGTGTCGATATATGAGCCGTAGACGCCGGTCTTATCTTTCGTTCGGCCCCAGAGGAACATCCGGTTTTGCTTGATTTTGATTCGGCCTTGGAAGTTCTTGGCTGCATCGGTCAGGTCAGTGTAACTGCCGGGACTGGCGGTCATTATCTTGAACGGACCAGCATTGGGGCTGCAGACGAACATCTGCGAGCCGGCTAGGGAAGCGTAGTTGGCAAACGAGGCTTCGTCGGTGGTAGCAGCAGCGGGGAAGATGTTGGTGCCGACTTCCGCCCAGTCAGATGTCGTTTCATTGAAATACTCGAGCTTGCGGCCGTTCTTGCGGTAGGCGAGCTCTGTGCCGTTGGCCTTATATGTCGTGTGCTGGCCGAGGATGCCGCCGGTGCCGAGGTTCTCAGTTCCCATCAGGTCGAGGCCACGCCTTAGCTCGATGTGGTCGCCTTCGGTCAGCCAGTTGTTGGAACGTGAAGCTGCGCCATTGGGAATGGCTTGATCCTCGACAGTGTCGATTAAGCCCCAGGGAAAGTCAGTTACTTTAAAAGTCTGAATATATTTAGAGATTAATTGAATTCTCTGAATCTTGTGCTTCAGGTAAGAGCGTGGCGCCATCCATTTCTTGCAATTTCAGGTCAGCATCCCAGTCGACCAGGGCTTTGCGAAGCTGCGCGTAATGGGCTTCCCAGCGGTCATCCCAGGCGCGGGCCTTATCGCCGCCGTCAATCGTGACGAACATCTTGGCCATCTCGTAAGGGAGGATGGAATGAAACTCTGTGGGCCAGGTCAGGGTCGTCGTGCCAGCGGTGACCGACGTTGACGTGATATCCGTTGTTTTGTAGATGTAAGTTTCAGTCAGCGTCTCTGCTGTTCCTTGTGTGCCGGTCAGAGCGAATGTCTGGCTCTTGTGGTCGGTGAAATAGCGGTTAGGCGAGCTGCGGTGTGCCACACGATACAGAAAAGGCACGGGACGGAGGAGCTGAGTGCCGCGGTAGAGATTAACCCACGCTCGAAAATCCGTTGGCAGGGCGTAGGTCGTGGTGTATGTCTGGCCGGGAGTCGTTGTATTCGTCTCTCGAGGTTTTTGATGTATTAAAAGCTTGAGCTCTCGTTCGAGCCGGTTTTTAGCGTTGTTGGCGAGCTGAATTTCGAGCGTCTGGTCGAGAGTGTCGCCATCGAGGAATGATTCAAATTGTGTCAGGATTTCCGAGTCCGTCATCTTGTTGTTTGTTAATGGTTTTGTCTATTACCACGTAAGGCATGTCGTCGAACTTCTTGTTGAGGGCATCGACACTGGTTTTGATTTCCTCCACGTCATCCAGGAAGAATCCCTGCATCTTGGTCAGCATGTCCTTGGCGGTGGCAGCGACGTTGGTCACTTCAGGAATTTTCAGTTCTTCCAAGCGGGAGAGCTGCTCGAGGATGGGGGCCAGGTCGGTCTCAGGGATACGGATGGCCCTTACAGCGGCCTCTAGCGTCTTCAATTCGGTCATCAGCGGGGTCAAATCGACGTCTTTGCTCTCTGGAATGTCGATGCTGTGAACGGCTGCCAGGACGAGTTTTATTGCTTTGAGGACAGGTTGGAAATCAGTCTCCGGGGCCGGTACGGGAGCTGGAAGTTTGCCCACGGCTTCGTCGACCAGCTTCTTGATCCGCTTGTAGTCGATATCAGGACCGCCTCCTCCGACGAGGGGACCGCGCCAGGTGTCGGGATTGAACGCCACGACCTGGGCTTCCTGGACGAAATGAGCGGTAGCCGCGCTCTTGTAGCGCACGACCAGCATGCCGGGAAAGCGAATCTCCTGGGAGGTGAGCTCGAGGTAGTAATCCCCTGGGGCGTTAACCGTATCAAAGGCGACCAAACCGTTGACTGAGTCAGCGGGTGCCGCGTAGTTGAGGGAGACCTTGCACTTCGTGCCGGCCTCAGCTGTTTCCGGGGTGATGCCGTCAGTGGCATCCACCAGATGCAGCAGGACTCGGCGTTTTATTGGGTCATTGGTTGCTTGTTCAATCAGTTGCATTTATCTAAATCCAATTCCTCTTAATGCTCGTTTGGCGGCGGAGATGCCTCCTGTGTAGTAGTTCTTGGCGGCTGCACCGGCAGCGGTGAGGACCGCAGCTACGGTGTCAGTGAAAGTGATGGTTTCAGTCAGCGCTCGGCTGATTACTTTGTTGACAGTGTCGGTGAGGGTTAGAGTCTCTGAGAGTAAGTAACTGATGAGGCGATTGAGTGTGTCGGTGAGAGTGATAGTTTCAGTCAGCGACTTGATAACCCGGCGGATCAGCGTATCTGTATAGGTGATTGTTTCGGTGAGGAGGACGACCGCGACCTTCACGGCAGTCAGCGTATCGGAGTAGGTAATGGTCTCGGTTAGATTCTTGAGCGCTGTCTTTAAAAGCGTATCAGTGTAGGTAATCGTTTCGGTCAGAGTCCGGCTGGTCAGCTTTACGACGGTATCAGTCAGGGTGAGGGCCTCAGTCAGGACCTTGGTGGTGAGCCGAGATAGGGTATCGGTGTAAGTGATGGTCTCCGTGCACTCTTGGGGATAGGTCGTGCCGCCACCAGCGGAAGGGGCACCGCTGAGCGGGTTGTAAAGCTTAGGGCTACGAAGTTGAGGGAATGACACATCGGTTTAAATTAATTAACGAGCTAAACCTGGGGCAAAGGCGCGTGGTCTCAATTTGTTAGTAATGAAGTTACTGCTGGTATAAATAACGGTCAATTTGGGGTCATTGACTGTGCCAGCAAGGTCAGCGTAGTTTCCACGGAATTCCATAGTCTTAGAGGCCTCGTAAGCTGGCGCAATGTTAGGGGCGTCATAGGTGGCTTCTCGACAGCCAAATTTCGTCACTCCCGTTTTAGAAATATTGCCTTTACCTGTGGAACTGAGGTCCCATTCAATATATTTATTGATGACAACGGAAGAGTACAATAACGCACCAGTGGTCTGAGAGGCGGTCCCCACCTGGAGATAGTCGCCAGTTGCCAATGAAGTGTTCGAAGCGGGCGTGGAAGTAAAAATATCTATTGTCCAATCATTCAGAACCCAGTTTTGAGCTCTGGACGTGCACCAAAGAGACATGATGGCGTTGTTGATTTGTGAATTAGCGCCCAATTGCGAGGTATCAAATAAGAAGATACTTCTATCGAGTTCATTGTAAGCAGTTGTGCCAGAAAAAAGTGCAGCAAAGCCGGTCGTCGCGGTGGAACCGAAAGCCGTGGTACCAGTGCTGTCGTGAATGGTATTAAAGGCTTCGTTGGTCCCTGCGCGCCTTATCATGCCGTCCACGGTCGTAACGGAAGGAGCAGCGTCAGGCCACTTAACAAGAGTGCCGAACCCAAACGACAGCTCGGGTAACGCTTTATCAGCAAGCAAATCCCAAACGTGCATTGCTAACCAAACGGGATAAAAAGCATAATACAGGCGTTTCGCGTATTTGTCGTGAGTTCGGAAGTCAGCAATGAACATATCATCGCTGTAAACCGCTACGTAGTGATTCGGTTGTAGCCTGACGATGTCTCGGTTATACCCGGCATCGTGCTTTCGGATTCGCAGAACCCAGCGAAACCAGCGTTTGGTAAATCGACTATTCAACAGCCACAGAAATGTCGGCTGGTATTTCTCGAACCAAAATGTATCGAAAACCATTAGCGTATTTTTTCGCTTACTGATATTCCATTAGCCGCATCAATCCCCTGGTAATTATTGGGAAGCGGTGCGCCTGAACTTCTGAAAGTGGCTAGGGCTAGACCAGCGCTCGAGCTGCCCGTCCAATTAGCGGTTGTCGAGTAAGCTCCTCTAGCACCAACTATTGAGTCAACACTCATTGCCTGAGCAACCTGTTGACGGGTGTTTCCTACGGTAAAACTCGGTGAAGTGACCGCGGCGGACTGCCAGCAAATAGCGGCAATGACTAATTCATCATCAAATGTAGTAGTAGGCGTCGAGCCGCTGGCGAGAGTGACACCGTTTGTTACGCCAGCACTTGCGGTTTTGTCTAATGCAGGAGTTGCCGTCCAGCCGCTGTATTCAAAGATAAACATATTGCATGTGGTAGATGTCGAAGCCGTGCCCGTAACGGTTGTTTCATCACCAGCAGCGACTTTATACAGAATGTACGCACTGGCGGCGGTCGCATTAGGGGCGGCACCGACGACGGCTTGAGTCCATCCAGAGGGCAGGGTCTCCACGCCATCGGTTGCATCAGCGGCAAACACGGCAACTAACAGGTGGCCTTTAGTGGGCGCTTGCGGATAGCTCGCAACAGCACTTGTAGTGCCTGTTCCCGTGGCGTCCTGACTGGTGATGCGAGTAATCGCCATTAAGGCTTAAGAGAGTCTTTATACGCCTGGAGCTCAGCTGCATATTCAGTGTCTTTGAGAGCGCGGAGTCTGGCGGCTTCGGCATCTACTAGCGGTTGTATCGCTACTTCAGCTTCGATTACAGCATTGCGAGCTGCAGCATCAGCGGCTTCGGCAATTCCTTTATCAGCAAGCTCAGCGAGAAATGCTTCTTGTTGTTTTGTTAGTGCCATATTAGTTGAGGGCGATTATCGTGTATTGATCCCCGCGAATTGAGTTTGCGGCGTTTGCAGCACTCCAAGTGGCGGTAAGGGAGAGGGCAGTGTCAGCAGTTAAGTCAGCGGTGACTGCGACAGGCGTAGTGCCTCCGGTCGCGCCCGAAGCGAGAACGACTGGCATTCCATAGTTAGTGACGGTGCCGGCCGTACCTACGGTCGAAGTGTAGAGGTTGAGTTCCCCGTTCGAAAACAGCGTGCCTGCCGAGCCGTTAGAGCGAACCTGGATTAGAGCCCAGAAAGTCCAGAGAGCGGTCATGGAAGCTCCTCCACCAGTACCAGACGTGGTGACTGAAGCGCCGGACTTGGCGATGACGGTGCCAGAGACACCTCCCCATCGAATGGTAAAAGTAAGAGTTGGAGTGGCCGTTGTTCCGTACGCGCCAGTTGCTTTCAGCAAAAGGACACGTCCGTCCTGCATGTAGTTGGCAGGAATAGTGACGTTCGGGAAAAGAATGGTTTCGGTTGTGGAGTTGGCGATTGCTGTTCCAGCGGCTGTAGCCCAGGCCAGGTTCTCTGTCCAAAATTGTCTTGATATATATTTATTCTCCTATGCTGCTTTAATTTTCCAAGTGAACTGAATCGAATCGCCGTTGACGACGTTGACGGCGGAGAACGTTTGTCGACAGAGCAGTGAGCCGTTGGTGTCCGCGTTGAACAGGCCCGATTCCGTGACGGCAATCGTGGCTGTTTCAGCAACCGTGCCGACGACTTGCATGGTGTCGTTAGTCACGGTGGTGGTGACGTTGCTTATCGTGTTGCTTGCAGTTGGAATACAGTGCACACCAGAGGCGCCAGTGCCGTCAGCTTTGACTTCGGTGCCGAGGGTGGTGTCTGTGGCGGCAAACGCTCCTACACCAGTTCCCTGACCGGTGGCCCAGGTCACGGCATCCGCGGTATTCATTAGCCGTCTAGCGGCTATCGCTTTACCTACGTTGGTAATCCCCATGGAGTTTGATTTCTTTATAGTCTTGCCATCGGCCTAGAAGATACGGGATCTTCGGGAACTTCGGGGTCAGACCATGATTAATTAGAAACATAAACAATTGGTTTTCTTGGAATATTGGCTTGATGTTGCCAGCAGCATCTCGATGGATGACCTGGAGCGTGTCAGCTTGTTGTAGTCGTTCATCCATTTAATTACCCGCCTGGGCGTCAGCGTCTTCCTCGATGACGATGAAGGCTGAATACGTCCCATCTGTCGTTCGGGTGACTGTGATTTCTAGCCAGTTAACGAGGACATCAAATTCCAGCCAAGCCATGGCATCGCCATTAGCGCTGAGAGTGGTTGATGTGACGCGAGTTCGATTCTGCGCATTGGTATTGGTGACGTTGGAAACGACCATGTTCAGAGCGGCGACGGCTACGGTTGCCCCGCCGGTCTTATTGCCGAAAGCATCATTCGTCGCTCCAGTGGCAATGTCGTACGGGTCCAGCGAGCCCTTTACAGTGAAGGCACCGTTGCCGGAGGTAATCGCTGCAGCTCGAAATTGAAGCCCGATTCGTCTTGCTCCACCAACCCAGAGCTTGCTGGAAGTTGTAGTTGCTACGACGGCGTTGAGAGCCGTTATTCGTCGTTGTCGTTTCATTTAGGTTGTGAAGTTAAGAATTAGGCTTCTTTGGTGACCACGCCATCGCATTGGGTGACTATCCATTGATAGCCATCACAGTAAACGTCAGCATAATTGCCGATGACAGCGGCGATGTTGAGGTATTTGGTGACGACGGCGGATCCGTGAAGATTTACGGCTTGGCCCGTTACCGGAAGCAGGCGCACTATCTGGGCGGCCAGGACATGGAATTTTAGTGACCGGCCGGCATTGCCGACGACTGTGGGCAGGGTGAAGACCACGGTGCCGCCAGCGGCGGCGTTGGTGTAAATCTGGTCCATGGCGGTGATTGTGAAATCAGAGGTTTTGGCCGTGACTGTCGCAGTCCGAGGATTGACCATCGGGTAAATGCTGTTGGCGAAGAGCAGGGGTTGCTCAAAGAAGGTTACGAGCCTATTGAATATTTTCATAATTGTCCTTGGGGTAGGAGTCTCTAAATGAGAGTGCTTACCGTTAAGTTATAAAGGGCGGTTAACCACCACCGCCAGGACCTAAAGAAATTAGGTGTAAGAAACAGTGTTGACTTTGACGTCCACGAGCTTGACTGCTCCATCGGCGAAAGTTTTCTTGCCGAACAATGTGTACGGAATTACCTTGTAGCCCAATCGTGCTTCGGCTTTTTCGATTTGGACTGTTGGGTTCTTCTGGATGACCATATCGACGGCACCTTTGGCACCGAACATCAAATGAGAGATGTTCAGTCCTGTGTCCCAAACGTCAGCCGCGGCGGTCAGCGTTTCTGCGACAACTGGTGCGCCGACTCCACGATAAGTGAAGGTCGTTGCAGCAGCGGCGGCAGTAGCGACACAGCCGTAGAGCTTGGCTTGGTTGGCAGCAGTCAGAGCGACACCCTGGGCCGTTGTGGTGCCTGGAGCGTTAACTAAGGCTGCGAGGTTGGTGTTGGCAGTAGCGGCAGAAGCACCAATCAAAACGTTACCGGCAGTTGCGCCGAGGGTCGTTTTGAAGGTGAAGGTCACGCCGTTGATGACCACAGTGTCAGCATCGGTTGGCTGAGTGGCGATGGCGAGTTTGCCAGTCCAGTAGCCACCGTTGGAGACATACAGATCAAAACCCATGTAGCGGCCGACGTGGCCGTTTTCACCGGTCTTGTCACCCAAGACGGATTCTTTGCCCGCTAGATATTCCAGCAAGACTTGGTAAACGTCTGGGGTAAGGTTGGCGAAGAAGTTCCCTTCGCCCCAAGTGTTGAGGCGGGATACTTTCTTTTGAGCGAGAGCGAACATCTTTTGGATGTTGGCAGTGGTGATGGTTGCGCCAAGGGCAGCAGTGCCACCAAAATCAGCAGCATCGATTACAGATGTTGCATTGACGACTTCTGCGGTGTACCAGCCGTTGATGATGTTGCTCATCTGGTTGCTGGTGTCTTCGGTGTAGCGGGCACGTTCGTTGAAATTCGATTGAATTTCGTCGAGATCATCGATGTAAAACGGGATTACCGGGGTTTTGTCGACTACCAACGATTCGGCCGTATCGGTCAAATCTTGGAAGGTGACATCAGTACCCCTGGTGTAATCCTGCGGGACAGTGGCCGAGCGATAAACTCGCTTGACGGTGTCGCCGACTTTGAGGTCAGACTCAAGTCTGAAGTTCGCTTGAGGGCGAAAAACGTTCTTTATCCAGAACTTTTTCTGCATCTCACGCGCCCAGATTGTTGGGAATGACGCGGATAATGAGTTTGCTATGGGAGTGGGGTTAATTGGTTGGGCGGTGTTACGTCACCGCTACCGTTTAAGCCCGTCGCAGTGGTGAACCTTTCTGGTGCTCCTGCATCCATGTGCTGAATTTCGTAAACGTCGCGTCGTCCATCTGTTCAATAGCGACCGGGTCGTTTGCGATTTCTGCGAAGTCGAGAACTGGGGTTGAGGCAGCTGTGCCACCTCTCGATGGTTCAGCGGACTTCTTGCCGGCTTCAATCTCTGGCTTGATGTATGCGAAGTAGAGTTCAGATAACTCTTTTTGGTAGTAGGGCTCTCCGTCTGGTGCTTTTTCTGTTGAGTAAGCGAGTTCCAGTAACTTGTCTCGATTCTTACCGATTGGTTCGTCTTTGAAGACGGTTTCCAATCGTTTGAGTCGGGTATCAAAGGCCTGAACTTCGGCCTGTTGTTCCTGTTCCTGCTTTCGGGCTTCGATAACCTCGAACACTTCTTTGGGAAGCTTCGGGGCTTCAAATCCTTGGCGAGCCAGGGACACAATGTCAGCCAGGATTTCGGGTGTGACCCCGTGTTTCTCGGCTAACGCTTTGATGTCAGCCGTGGCTTGCGGTGAGGCGGGCGCGGCGGCGACTTGGGCTAACTTGGCCTCGAGCTCGGCGACCTTCGCTTTCGCGGTGGTGGCTTCGGTCTCGGCCTGGTGGGCTTTCTCTAACAGTTTAGCAATGGGCTTGGCTTTGCGTGGGGCTTCAGGTTCCTTCACCTCGGGTTGGTCCTGTGGTTTAACCTCCGGTGTTGGTTCCTCCGGCTTGGCTTCCGGTTGTTTGCCTTCTTCAGGCGTGGCAGGTTCAGGGGTTGGCTCCGGTGCTTTGGGCACCAGGTCCGCAATCTGTTCTGCTGGCAGAGTTGTTTTAACACCCTCTACCTGGGTGATTGTTGGTTCGTCAGACATGTTGTCTTTCGGTTAATTCTTTGGGTTGGCCAATGCAGGCCAAGAATCCGTTTTGGTTTGTCGGATTAAACAAGAAAAGCGCTCGAATGAGCGCTAAACGTAGAGGCCGAAGGAGAGACGCCAGTCAGACCTTCAGCCCAAACGTTTAAGGCTCAAGTGATCTGGCGTCTTTAGTTGTGAGTGAGGGAAGGAACTATTGTTTATGACACTTCGGATGGCCGGCGATGAATTGGTCGGCCAGGTCAGCGAAGTTTACACCGTGGTCAGCAAAGGAATAAGTCCGGACAAACTGGTTAGCTTCATCGTAGATGTCGACGTGGTCGGTCAACAGTGGTTCACCTGGTTGATAAATTGCAACCTCAGCAAGTGTGCCGACTTGACCTTGCTTTTCAATGTCTTCAATTGTTGGATTCTTCTTACCTCGTGGCATTATTGTTTGTTCGTTAATTGTTCAAGTAATTTACCTACTGCTCCCAGGACCTGTTCGGCGTTCTCTTGGAACTCCATACCGCCTTTAAGCATGCTCTTGATGGAATTGTCTGCGAAGTGGCCCTTCTTGATGTCTCCTTTGTAGGAGACGGATACCACTCGCTGTTTGGGGTAGAGCTGGATGATGACGACGTTCTGGCGGGTCTTGAGGATGTGGAGGGGGCCGTTAAGCCAATTACGCAGTCTGGCTGGTAGCATGGGCTAATTTCTGTTTAATTAACAGCTCAATGTCCTCACGTCTGCCCCCAAATGCTCTCAGGGTCTGTTTGCACTGCTTGATTCGTTCAAACAGTCGGCTACGCGCCTTCTCGTCTAAACTTTGGTCTTCCGACAGCATTTCCTTGCACTCGAGGATTTCTTTGTATATCCAGTCCAGGTAAGTCTTGATGGCGGGATGGTCGGCCAGTTTGCCGGCGGCGATTGCTTCTTGTAACGCGGCTTCTATCTTCAGAACCTCGTCGCGGGATTCGGCATCGAAGCCTTCGCCCATAACCAGTTCTTTTAATCTTTCTAAATCAGTATTCATTACCTACAGTATAGCAATTAATTACTAAGCTGCAATGTTAGGGCTTACTTGTTGGCTGGCTGATGCAGTGCCACCAAAGGTATTCGGTGCAGCTGCAGGAGCCATTGGGGCGGGCGTCATACCTGGCATCTGTACTCCACTCGTTGCCATCATCATCGAAGCCTTACGAGCCATATTCTCGGCAATTATCGGCTTGTGGAGCTGGGCGTAAGCGATGAGAGCTGCGAACAGCGCATCGTCGTTATCCGTGTTGTCAGTGGCGTAATCGAGGATCTTTTGGACGAAAGCCGGTGTCGCGCCACGATTGGGCCTCGGCTGTTTGCCGGCGATGATTTCCTGTATTGCCATTGATGCTTCGCTCATGAGCTCCTTGTCGGCATCACCCTGAATGTCGAACGCTGACTTCAGTTCTTCTTCAGGGAATTCGGCATTACGCAGACGTTGTTCGGCCAGCCATTTTGGGGATACCACAGCCAGTTCTTGGATTGTGAATGCAGAAAGAGCCTCGGCTCGTTTCTGTTTCTTGACCTCATCAGCGGCCATCTGGGCGTTGCCGCCTTCCACCTTGATGTTCCAGTACGGTGAGATCTCCATGCGGACGATTTCGTCCCACTCATTGCCCTTCTCGCCAATGATTTGGACCGCTTGTGGACTTCGCAGATGTTCGAAGAGGCCCCACAGGTATCGTCGACCGATAGCAGCCCAAGCCTTCTGATAAGACTTGTTGTACAGGCCTAAGCGGTCAGCAACTTGCTGCATGTTGCCGTAGTAAATGCCAACCTTGTCTTCTTTGCTCGAGCCTTGGGTGTCTGCGGTGACGCCGGATTTCTGGCCGATAATGCCGTCAATCCAGGCGACCATGTCGATGGTGCCTTTCAACTCAGGGGTCTCGAAGCTGTAGACCGCCTGGTCGATGCGCTGGACTCTCGAGGAGCCGGATTTCATGCGGACGAGGCCATCAGGGCGCCATTCGAGCTGCGAGGGTTCAGGGAAGACTTCTGGGTCATATGCCCTTTGGCCCCAGTTCTTCTTCTGGCGGTTGTCGAGCTCCTGGTTGACCAAGGTTTTGACCATTTCGGCCAAAGGGAGGATGTCGTCGACTGGTGCCTTGCTCCAGAAGTTGAAGATGTCGCGATGTGTAGCCCAGGAAACCCAAGGCCAGAGATTGCTTTTAAAGACTTCTTTGAGGGGAGCACAGCGAATGATTGCTCCTGTTTCGTAATTAAATAGGACGTAATAACGCTGGCCGTTCCACATCGTGCCAGCTTCAATAAACTTATACAGGTCTTGGCCGGCGAAGTTAAACGTGATGCCGTCCATGCCCAAAGCCATCATGCGGGATTGTTTGGACCGGTAAACGTTGTCGTTGTCGACCAGCCTGTCAGCAGACGTAGCGTTGATTAGCTTCTCAACTGCGGTCTTCTCGTATAGCCCTGATTCAGCACCAGCTTTAAGTTCCTGCTTGGTGCGGAAGATATTGTCTTGGCCGGCGAATCTGTGTTTCTCGAGGTTGCCACCGCCAATGGGATCACAATAGAAATCATAGACGTCCACAACTTCCAAATTGGATTTGTATTCAGGCTCCGATTCAGAAAAGAACTTCTTGATACCCCGACCATACAGGATTGCCTGCTTCTTGGCGTCCAGGTCGATGAGGTCCCAATCGTGGTCCTCGGCTGTTGATTCAGCCTGGTAGAACGAATTGGCCTTCATCGTGGCCTTGTAATCTGCTTCCTCCCGAGGGTCGAACTTCAGCGCTGGCGGGTCGTCAATCTTGGACAGCAGGGTCTCGACGAAGCCAGGGATGATTGGCACTGGCACGTTGTATCGCTGCTTCAGCGACTTGGTTACACGATTAAAATACTGATCCTCTGCCTGTTTCCAAGCCTTTTCTCTTCTTAGCCGGAAGTCTAAGCCGGCCTGATACTCCTGTCGGAGCTGCTTGGCTAGCTTGTCTTGTTCTTCTTTGGTGAGTGTCATTTATTATTAAATTTAGAGGTTATCTTGAACGATGTATCCGCGGGCGGAGCTGCATCGAAAAATGCGTTCTCCGACTCCCAGGCGGGTTGTTTGTAAAGTGATGCGGGGTCTTCCTTGGGTTTGAGGCTTTCCATTCCATAGCGACCTGCATCCATGCCGTGGTTGTAAATGTCGATTGGTTCGTTGATGATCCGGCCGTCCTTATCGGTAATCCAGACGTAGTTGCGGTACTCTTTCAGGAGGTTTATCGAGCGCTTGGTGATGGAGATTCTCTGTTGCTGGACCCACTGGATGCCCTGGAGCACAGACCCTTTGCCTTTGTTGGCGGGCAGCACGGTAATGCCGTAGGAGCGCATTTCATCTATCGACTTGGGTTCGGCGCTGTCGGCAATAACTATACTGACAGGCTGATTCTGGATGATGGCGGCCAGCTGATTGTTAAGTAGCCCCTTCTGATATGCAATTTCATCCCAGATGTAACCGCCGTTGTAATAGTAAATAGCTACGATAGCGGCCGGGTCGTTGCTATAACCGAAATCCATACCATATCGTTCCAGCCTGGCTTCATGAGGGATCTCATCAATGACATTCCAGCCCCGATAGATGCGAGTTTCGACTTCACCTAGGAGCCCTTCACCGTAGACCTGCCACCACTGCCTGTTGCCTTTGCGCTGCTCGAGCGACCGGATGATAGCGGGGTCGAGGGCTTCATTATCGCGGTAAGTAATGATGATGTGGTCGACATCATCGCGTTTGCCAAGAACATCCGTATAAAACCAGAACTCAGTTGTGGGGTTCCAGTCGAGGAATATGTATTCTCTGGTTCTGACTTCAAGTTGTTGGAATGCTTCAAATGGGACATTGTTCGCTTCGTTTATGAATAATCTGTCGCGCCTGGCGCCTCGGAGCTTGTCGCCGTTGTCAGTTGAGAAGAATTCAATCTGGCTGCCGGTCTCAAAGACGTAAATCGAATCCGTGGCATTCCAGCAGGCATCCTTCCAGTACCGATGCTCCTTCATGATGTTCTCGAAGTCGCGTTTTGCTCCGCGCTTGAGATGTGGGATGGATTCCGAGACGATGCTGGTGAGGGTGGGTGAGGTGTCGCTCTGCGCGGCGTGAATGAGAAGCAGAAGGATTGAAACGGTCTTGCTGGCGGATGTTCCGCCCTGGATGGCGCGGATGCGTTTATTGAGCTGGCTTATTCTCCTTGTCGCGGTCGTGAGTTGAAACATTCATATTGGTTAAAATCGGCACCGGGAACAAATCTTTGCCGTCCTTTCCTACGAGTTCGGTCGTCTCCTTCACTTTGCCCATGGCACGTTCATTAGCTTCCCTGATTGCCGGCACATCACCGGTTACGGCCTTATCTAAAGTCGCCTTGACTATCTCTGACTTGCGTTTGATGTATTCAGCAACCCAGTAAGCTCTCAAGGCTTCGGCCTGTATCGTATGGTTGGCCTTCTTCCGGCCAGCGTTTGGTCTTAGTCCGCCTTTTGCCATTCGAGCGAAAATCAATTAATCATTGTGGATAACTTCAACCCCTGTTGGCTTAGGTTAGCCAATTTCATAGGTCTGTACAGCAGGGGCGTATGGGCGTACAATTTATGTATAAAAGGTCGGCGATAAAATAAACAAGGAAACAAACATATGTTCTTAACTGAAGCTCCGTTCTGGCTTCGCATTCTGCACAGCCATCGAACTTGGAAACTGGTTAAGTGGGTATCAGTAGTGGGTGTGGTCTGGTTCGCGTTTCACTCGTTCAATCTCAACTATCAGTTCGTTAATTCAAATGGGATTCACGGTGTAGTGGCCAAGAATACTTTAGAGGCTATCGCTGCGGATTCTGTGAAGGCTCGCTCTTATGACACGATTCCTGACAATTATTACAATCTGCCTGTTAGTCGCGGTGGCTATCCTGACATGGAGTAAGCCACACCGCTGTCCTCGCGACATGACTTTCTACACAGAGGACACAGGGCTGGAGATAGAAGGGTGCGAATTTATTAACACAACAGTATACGAATGAAAAGAATAGTAATGAAAATAACAATCGCGAGGGAGACCAAGGCAGGGCTACAGAAGATTGCGAAGGACAGGAAACTGTCAGACCACGGCCTTCCTTCTAAGAGTCGAGCGATTGATTATCTGGTTCAGAAAGAGTTAGCTGGTGCTACAAATGCGCACAGTAGCTGAAATAATCGGTCTCCAAACGCAGGCGAATACGACGTTGGATGGCGGATGTGCGAATCCTGTCAAAGTGAGAGACCCTCACGGGATAATCAACAGCCAGCAACTATCCACTAAATCATAGCAATTAAAAAATTAAAATGGAAATCAAACTAACTGATTACCCAGAGGTCTGCTTAAAATGCGGATCACCAGCGAAAACAGAATTGAACATTCATGATTATCCAGTGGGGGTGGAATGGTTTCAGTTCTGTATCAACTACAAGTGCATTCAGTTCGATGCCGCAAACCTGCGGTGTCACCGAGAGCAGTTGGAGAAGGCAGTCAAAGAATCCAAGCCGTTCCGCCGGTATCGTCAGAAGCTGTGGAAGGCGGCAAGTGTCGCTTACAAGACAGAACAGAAGCGACTGCGGGCATTATATGCCCATTGACGGGGTAGCCTGCGCAGGCATCGTTTCCCGAAGCAATTAAGCTTACTTAAATCATAACATATGAAATATCAATACAAAGGAAGGCGCTACAATTTCTATAAGCCTCTAGCAGTTCGTGAAGAACATCCGGTTCAGGCAGCACTGGCGGCCCTCGGCCTGGTCATATTCCTTGGTTCATTAATTCTTATCGTCGGCCTGGCGCTGAGCGTGGGACCACAGGGTTAGTCACCACTCCATCTCGTAGCCATCCAGCAGCCCCGCCTCACATTCCAGCTCATACAGCATCCAGTAAAACCCCAGGACATGGTCAAAGTGCGGGTCAGGCGGGGTCTGGCCGGCGAGGTAGTAATCGCGGAGTTGGAGGTCGTCCAGGAGCAGGGGTTCTGCCCAGACGAAGAAAGGGTTGTTCATTTGCTGTAGAATGGCGGGCTGAAGGAGAACGACGTGGGAAAAACTGTCGAAGAACGGTTAACCGAGCTTGAGGAGAAGGTTAATCAACTGTGGGGTCACGCGAATCTTGATACGCGGGAAAACACGGACCTCCGTGCTGAAGTGAAATTATTGAAAGAGAAGCTTGAAAAGCTAGATACGACGGTCCGCCGTAACGCCTGAATCAACCGAGTAACTGTTTGACCCTCGAGCGTCGCAAAACCTCCGCGGGGCTGGTGGTGATGCTGTTCACCCAGCGTTGAACCTGCTGGACGGTCAGCGTGTGTTGCGTCGCCGGCTCGCGAACAGTAATCTCGAGCCTCGTTCCAGGCCCTAGGCCTTCAATCCAACCGTCCTTCCTCAACCTCGCCAGGCCCAGACCGGCCGCTTCGTAGAGGGTTTCCGCCTCGACTTCCACGCTATGAGAGATGCCCGTGACGCTCTTGAAGCTCACAGTGCAGACCCGAACCGGCATGGGGCGAGAGGGTACCACATTCGCCGTATGTTCGCCTCAGTCCTTAGGCCCCAAGTCAATTTTCAACCTGTATCTGTTTGAAATCAGCAATTTCACGACAGTAACGACACCCGCGAAGGCGGCTACCCAAGGGCCATAGGTGGTCAGCTGCTGAAGATCCATAAATGACCCCTCCCAAGGGCCGCGTACATTACACCCCGTGTCAAGCCCCTCTCCAAACCACCCTTCCTTGCGCCCTGACATCTGAAGTCAGTTCACAAGGAGGAAGCATGTTCGAAGTGTTCGACACGGAGGAAAACCGCATTCTGCCGCCGGCTACGGTCGCCGTCACTGGTTCCGGGAGGCTGCTGATTTACAAGGAGGACCGCTGGCACGTCATTCATTCCAACCGCTACCGGATTTGCTGGAGGGCCTGA